GATTAAACTACCCGTGCTTGTCAGCTTTGCTGAGTTTGCGATCTTGAAGGGCTGCACGAAAGGCGCGGTTACCCACGCAAGCAAAAGCCGAATCGCTGCTGCCATCGTTGACAAGGACGGCCAGCGGTGGCTGGACCGTGATCTGGCGCTGGAGCTGTGGAACAAGAACACGAGAGCCACAGCCAATAGCAAGGTGTCACCACCGGCGGACCCAACACCGCGCGAGCTGAAGCGCCGGGTGGAGGCGCTGCCGGATGATGAGATCCCAGACCTCAATGAAAGCCGCGCAAGGCGTGAGCACTACCAGGCCGAGCTGGCCAAGCTGCAGGTGAGCCAGCAACGCCGCGAGCTGATCAGCGCCGATGAGGTGAAGAAGGAAGCGTTCGCGCTGGGGCGCAGCATCCGCGAAGCACTGGCCAACCTGGCGGACCGACTGAGCCACCAACTGGCGGGCGAGACGGATCCGGTGGTGATCCATGAACTGCTCAGCCAGGAGCACCGCGCGGCACTGTCGGAGCTGAGCGAATGAACGCATACCGCGGCGGTTTCCTTGATGGCCTGCGACCTGATGCGCAGCTGACGGTCAGCGAGTGGGCCGATCAGTATCGGATGCTGAGCAGCAAGGCCAGCGCAGAGCCGGGCCCATGGCGCACAGGGCGCACGCCATACCTGCGCGAACCGATGGACTGCCTGAGCACAGGGAGCACCGTGCAGCGTGTGGTGATGATGTTCGCAGCGCAGACCGGCAAGACCGAAGCCGGCAGCAACTGGCTCGGGTATGTCATCCATCATGCACCGGGCCCACTGCTGGCGGTACAGCCCACAGTTGAGATGGCCAAGCGCCTGAGCAAGCAGCGCCTTGAAAGCATGATCACCGATACGCCAGTGCTGGCGGAGCGGATCGCGCCAAGCCGCAGCAGGGACAGTGGTAACACGATGTTTAGCAAGGAGTTTCCAGGTGGAATGCTCCTGCTCACCGGCAGTAACTCAGCCACCGGGCTGCGATCGACGCCGTGCCGCTACATCTTCCTCGACGAGGTGGACGCCTTCCCTCTGGACGTTGACGGCGAGGGCGATCCGGTCAGCCTGGCCGAGAAACGAGCGACGACGTTCGCGCGGCGGAAGATCCTGCTGACCAGTACGCCGACCATCAAGGACTTCAGTCGTATCGAGGCGGAGTATGAACGCAGTGATCAGCGCCGTTACTTTGTGCCATGCCCAAGTTGCGGCGCGATGCAATGGTTGAAGTGGTCGCAGCTCAAGTGGGAGAAGGATGATCCGAGCAGCGCGGCATACGAATGCGAGGCGTGCAAAGAGCGATTCGGGGAACTGCACAAGCCTGCCCTGCTGCGTAATGGTGAATGGCGCGCTACTGCGCCTGGCGATGGCGGTAAGACTGCTGGCTTTCAGCTGAGTGGACTCTATTCACCGCTCGGCTGGCTGAGCTGGGGCGACATGGTTGACGAGTTCATGCGCAGCAAGGCGGATGCGCCGATGCTTAAGAGCTTCGTCAATACGCGACTGGCTGAGACGTTCGCAGAGGACTACGCCAGCAAGGTGAGCGCCACTGGATTGATGGAGCGCTGCGAGCATTACAAGCCCGGTACTGTGCCAGATGGTGCGTCAGCTGTCACGGTCGGCGTTGACGTGCAGGACAACCGCCTGGCGATCAGCGTCTGGGCGTGGGGCCGCGATGAGGAAGGCTGGCTGCTAGACCACCAGGAGATCCACGGCGACCCGAGCCGCGCAGATCTCTGGAAGCAGCTTGATCAGCTGGTACTACGCGAGTGGCCGCACGCGCTGGGCCACGGCATCCGACCGCATGTGGTGGCGATCGACAGCGGCGGCCATTTCACGGCGGAGGTTTATCAGTACGCACGCGAGCGCGGCAGGCAGGGCGTGATTGCGATCAAAGGCGCTAGCCAGCGCGGCAAGCCACCAATCGGCAAGGGCAGCAAGGTGGATCTCAACGCCAAGGGCCAGACCATGAAGCGCGGCGCGGTGGTGCACCCGGTCGGCAGCGACACGATCAAGACCACGCTGTTTGGTCGGATCAGGCATAGCGAGCCTGGGCCCGGCTACCTGCACTTCCACATGGATGCAACGGTGGACTACTTCGAGCAGCTGACCGCTGAGAAGCAAGTGATGCGATACAACCGCTCAGGGTTCCCGGTGCGCGAATGGGTCAAGAAGCCATCAGCGCGGAATGAGGCGCTGGACTGCCTTGTCTATGCCTATGCGGCGCTGTGCCATCTGTACACCCGCTACGACCGCAAGACGATATGGGATCAACTCGACAAGCCAGCAGAAGCACGCGCTAAGCCATCGCTAAGATCAGCTAAGGCTGGTTCGGCCTTCCTCAGCAACTGGTAACGGTGAACATCCCTGCGACAATTCGAGCCGGTGACACGGTGAAATGGCGGGATGATGCCAGCGTGGATGCGTTTGGCGCTGCTGTCACTAGCAGCACTTGGACGTTGACGTATTACCTGCGCACCAATACTGCAAGCGAAGGGGCAACGATCACCGGCAGTGCATACGGCCAAGGGTGGGAGCTGACCATCGCCGCGGCCACCAGCGTCGGGTTTGATGCAGGGCAATGGTACTGGCAGGCAATCGCCACTGCCGGTAGCGAGAAGTTGACGCTTGGCGCTGGCCAGCTTGAGGTGCTGGCGGCGTTGAACTATGCCGGCACGCCTGGTGCATTTGATGGCCGCAGCCAGGCGCAGCAGGATCTTGATGCGGTGCAGGCTGCGATCCGCGCGATGGTATCGGGCGGCGCGGTCGCTGAGTACACCATCGGCAGCAGACGGCTGAAGAAGTTGCCGCTAACAGAACTGCTGCAGCTGGAGGCCAAGCTGAAATCTGATGTGAAGCGTGAGCAGGCTGCCGATCTGGCGGCCAATGGCCTGGGCAATCCCCACAACCTATTCGTGAGATTCAGCTGATGGCCAAGAAGCGCAGGCAACAAGCGGCACCATCAGCACCACGGCGGCGGATGTACCAAGGCGCGCAGTTCAGCAGGCTGACTGCGGACTGGGTGACAGGTAACACCAGCGCCGACAGTGAGATTTATGGATCAGCGCAGAAGCTGCGCGATCGTGCGCGGCAGTTGTGCCGGGATAATGACTATGCGCGGCAGGCATTGCGCGCGATTGAAGGCAATGTGATCGGGCAGGGCATCCCGTTCCAGTCGCAGGTGCGGATGCAGCGCGGCGGCAGGCTTGACACTCAGGTCAATGATGCAATTGAGGCGGCATGGCGCCAGTGGACAACTGCGCGGCATTGCCACACCGGCGGCAAACTGAGCTTTGCCGACATTGAAAGGCTAGTGATCCGCGCCTGCGCCGAGAGCGGCGAGGTGTTCGTCCGCCTTGTGCGGCAGAGCTTTGGTGGCAGCACTGTGCCGCTGGCGATGGAGGTGATCGAGGCGGACCAGCTGGATGATGGCCTGAATGGCCGCAGCCAGCAGGGCAATGAGATCCGCATGGGCGTGGAGGTTGACGGATGGGGCAGGCCGATCGCGTATCACTTCCTGGCGTATCACCCGGGCGATTACCAGTTCAGCAACCAGCAAATCAGCACGCAGCGCCACAAGCGCATCCCGGCTGAGGAGATCATTCACCTTTACCGCGCCGAGCGACCCGGCCAGACGAGGGGTGTTACATGGTTCGCCAGTGCAATCCAGCGACTGCATCACCTGGCGGGTTACGAGCAGGCCGAGGTGGTGCGAGCACGGGCCAGCAGCGCACTGATGGGCTTCATCACCAGCCCCGAGGGCGAGCTGATCGGTGATGACGTGATGGATGGTGATCGCGTCTCGAACTTCGAGCCTGGCGTCTTCAAATACCTCAACCCTGGCGAGTCGGTCACAGTGCCGAGCCTGGACAGCCCCGATGGTCAGTTCGAGCCATTCCTGCGCGCGATGCTGCGCGCCATGGCTGCCGGCATCGGATGCAGCTACGAGACGATCTCGCGCGACTTCAGTCAGACCAATTACAGCAGCAGCAGGCTGAGCCTGATTGAAGACCGCGACCACTGGCGAATTCTGCAATCGTGGATGATCGAGAACTTCCATCGCCGCGTGTTCCATGAGTGGATTGAGCTGGCGGTGCTGAGCAATGCGCTATCACTGCCCGGCTACGAGCTGGCACCCGATCGCTTTAAGGCTGCGCGCTGGATGCCGCGCGGCTGGGCATGGGTTGATCCTGCCAAGGAAGTGGCCGCATACAAAGAAGCTGTGCGGTGCGGCTTCAAGACGCTGGGCGAGGTGGTTGCAGAGCAGGGCGGGGATCTTGAGGAAATCTTCGTGCAGCTTGAATCCGAGCGCTTGCTGGCGGAGAAGCATGGCCTTGTGCTTGACATTGATCCTGGCAAGGTGAGCAATGCTGGCCTTACGCAAGCGCGTCCACCGGGCTCAATCATTCCGCAAGACCCATACGCACCAGAAGCAAACGCAGCGCCGGAGCAGGGCATCTAATGGCCAACGTCAACGGCACCGAGATCAACCTGATGCCAACCACTGGAATGCGCGAGGAGGCTGAGCGCTACCGCGCGTGGAAAGCTGATGGTGAGCAGGGCGGCACTGATGTGGCAGCCACCAGGGCATCGCAGATCCTTAGCGGTGATGAGCTGTCACCCGACACCGTGATCACCATGGCTGCCTGGTTTGCGCGGCATGAAGTGGACAAGCAAGGGCAGGGCTTCAGCCAAGGTGAAGATGGCTATCCGTCGCCCGGCCGCGTGGCATGGGCGGCATGGGGCGGCGATGCTGGCCAAAGCTGGGCTACATCCAAAGCCGATAGGATTAAGGCACTGCAAGATCGCACGATGGAACGACCGTATCCCAATGAGCACGCGGCGCGATTGACCGATCCTGATCAATACGATGAGATCCGGCGCGTGAATGATGAAGGCGGTCCCGGTGTTGACTTCATCTATGGGATCAAGGATGGCAATACCGAGCTGCAGGCCATTCGCTTTGATGCAGCACGATTCAGCGCCGACGAGGCCCGGCAGTGGCTAAGCGACAATGACATGCAGGAGATCTTGTTTGAAGTGGCAACCGGTGAGCGTATGCAGCGCTCGGAACCGGTGTCATTCACGCGTTCAGCGCAGATCGCAGAAGATGACCGCACGCTTGAGTTCCCATTTTCAAGTGAGTATCCCGTTGCGCGTTACTTCGGCAATGAGATCCTGGCCCACACCCGCGAGGCCGTAGACCTTGCGCGGCTGAACGATGGCGCGCCGCTGCTGTTCAACCATGACCCCGACAAGCTGATCGGCGTGGTTGAGCGCGCATGGGTGGATGAAGACCAGAAGCGCGGCTACGCACGCGTGCGCATGAGCCGCAATCCATTTGCGCAGGAGGTGATGAATGACGTTCGTGATGGCGTGCTGCGCAATGTGAGCTTCGGCTATGCGATCAACGATATGGAGCAGCGCGGCGAAGACTTCATCGTGACGCGATGGAGCGCGCACGAGCTATCGCTAGTGTCAATTCCTGCCGACCCTACAATCGGAGTAGGGCGTTCAATGGATGCTCCGGTCGCGGCCACAGCCGCATCACTTGTCCCAACTTCTACCGACATGGAAGACACCACCACCGATCTGATGGCGGTGCGGGCTGAAGCGGCTTCAGAGGCTGCCAAGGCTGAGCGCACCCGCATCTCTGGCATCACTGCTATCACCGAAAAGCACGGCATGGCCGACCTTGGCCGCCAGCTGATCGAATCCGGCCGCAGCCTTGATGAGGCTCGCGCTGCTGTGCTTGATCAACTTGGCAGCAAGGCGCAGCCTGTCAGCGAGTCCGCTGGCGACATTGGCCTCAGCGCCAAGGAAACCCGTGAGTTCAGCTTCCAGCGCGCGATCAACGCACTGGCCAACCCTGGCGACCGCAAGCTGCAGGAGGCCGCGGCCTTTGAACGCGAGTGCTCCGAGGCTGCCGCTGCACGCGCCGGCAAGGTTGCTCAGGGCATCATGGTGCCGAGCGAGGTGCTGCGCCGTGATCTGACTGTTGGCACCGCATCCGGCGCTGGCGATCTGGTCGGTACTGACTTCCGCCCCGGCAGCTTCATTGAACTGCTGCGCAACCGCTCGGCACTGGCCGGCCTTGGCGTCACCAGCCTGACCGGACTGACCGGCAACGTGGCCATCCCGCGCCAGACCGCTGCGGCGACCGCCTACTGGGTGGCTGAATCGGGCTCGCCCACCGAGAGCCAGCAGACCGTCGATCAGGTGAACCTTTCGCCAAAAACCGTAGGCGCTTTCACCGACTACAGCCGCCGCCTGATGCTGCAGGCCAGCATCGACGTGGAGCAGATGATTCGCCAGGATCTCGCCACTGTGCTGGCACTTGAGATCGACCGCGTGGGCCTCTACGGCCTGGGCAACAGCAGCCAGCCGCTTGGCATCAAGCTGACCACCGGCATCAACACTGAGGACTTCGCTGCCAACACCCCGACCTATGCCGAGGTGGTGAGCATGGAATCCAAGATCGCCGCAGACAACGCCGACATCGGCGCCATGGCATATCTGATGAACGCCACCATGCGCGGCGCTCTGAAGACCAAGGACAAGGGCACCGACACCGGCGCCTATGTGTTCGAGCCTGGCGGCACTGTCAACGGCTACAACGCCGTCGTCAGCAATCAGGTTGAGACCAACGACATCTTCTTTGCGGTGTGGAGCCAGCTGATCATGGCGATGTGGAGCGGCCTGGATCTCACCGTGGATCCCTACACCCACAGCACCAGCGGCACCGTGCGCGTGGTGGCCCTGCAGGATGTGGACTTTGCGGTCCGTCATCCCGAGGGCTTCTGCCGCGGCAACAACACCCTCTGATGTTGATTCAAATCCTTAAGGACACGTCCATCAGGGGCGTGGCTGTCAAGGCAGGGCAGGTGGTTGATACCGAGCAATCGGACGCCACCGCTCTGATCAACATGGGCAAAGCGCAGCCGGCTCCGATTGTGGAGCCGGCCCCGGCAGTTTGCCCGCAGCCTTCCCGCAAATCCACCCGCAAGAGGACCAATGGCAATCTTCCAGCAGACACTTGAGAAGCTGCAGCATTTCACGCTGCTGGCTACTACCACCATCACCGCTACCGGCAACCAGACCGGCGTCGATCTCCTTGAGTACGACGGCGACATTCAGATCATCCTGGCCGGCACCGCTGCTGGCGCCAGCGCTGATCTGACGTTCCGCATTGAGGAATCTTCCGACAACAGCACCTTCACTGCTGTGACCGGCGGCACCTTCACTGCGATCGGCAACGCTGCCTACAAGGAAGTGAAGACGCTCAACCACGACGACCTGAAGCGTTACATCCGCCTTAGCTGCACGGCTGAGACGGGCACCGCTTCCAGCGCTGTTACCTGCTTCGGCTTCGGCCTGAAGAAGTACGGCTGATGGCGCTAACAGAGGACTTATCTCTGTTCCTGGCCGATTTCGGCGTCACTGTTACCAGTGGCGCCGTTACCGGCCTTGGCATCCTTGACATGCCTGGTCAAGTGGTTGCTGGTGAAATGATCATCACCAC